CGTCTGCATCCAATGCGGCAAGCAGTGCTTCTACAGCTTCGACTCAGGCATCCAACGCTGCTACCTCTGCCTCTAACGCAGCCACTAGCGCTACTAACGCCTCTAACAGTGCAACCAGTGCTGCTAGTTCTGCTGCTTCTGCCTTGGCTGCCTTTGACAGCTTTGATGACCGCTACCTTGGTGCTAAAGCTACCGACCCTACTGTTGATAATGACGGCGATCCGCTGAATGCGGGTGACCTTTATTACAACACCACGCTGTCGGTGATGAAGGTTTATACCGGCTCTGCTTGGGTTATTGCTTATGTCCCTGGTGATGCAGCCAGCATTAGTTTCACTCCATATGGTACCGTTGCGTCTAACAACGTTCAAGGTGCTATTCAAGAGCTGACCGATGAAAAGCTCAACCTGACTGGTGGAACCCTTACCGGCAACGTCACTCTGGATAACCAGTCGGATCTTCGCTTCGGTGAAGCTACGGGTCATGGCGGTAATTGGGTTGCCTTCCAGGCTCCAACCACCATCGCTTCTAATGTCACTTGGACGCTTCCTAATGCTGATGCCACTATTTCCGGTCACGCCCTTAAGAGTGACGGTGCTGGCAACCTGAGCTGGGGTACTGCTGGTGGTGCGTCTGGTGCTGGCGGTGATGATGTGTTCTATGAGAACGGTCAAACTGTCACTACTAACTATACGTTGACGGCTGGTAAAAATGCCATGAGTGCTGGTCCTATCACTATCAATAGTGGGGTCACTGTCACTGTTGGTTCTGGTCAATCTTGGGTCATTGTTTGATTATGCCTATTACTATTAACGGATCCGGCACCGTAACCGGAATTACAGCAGGCGGGTTGCCCGATGGCGTGATTACCACGGATGACATTGCGGCGGGTGCTGTTACCGACGCCAAGGTAAACGCCAGTGCCGCGATTGCCGACTCCAAGCTGTCGGGCACGACCTGCAAAGCGTTCGTAAACTTTAACGGCACCAGCACCGTGGCGATCCGCGCCAGCTACAACGTAAGCAGCATTACAGATAACGGAACGGGCGACTATACGGTGAATTTCACATCGGCGTTGGCGGATGCGAATTACAGTTGCGTTATTACCCCCGAGTTTATCAGCAGTGCCGGATCGGCCGGCGCAAACTTTGCAGCGGTAATTTCCCCTGATACAGCTCCTGCTACCAACCTTGTCAGGCTTAGAACAGGCACCCCTTCAACATCTGGATTGGTTGATACTCCGCGCATTTGTGTTTCCATCTTCCGCTAACACCATGAAACGAATCATCTACCAAAACGAGACCGGCGGAGTCTCCATCGTCATCCCCACCGAATCCGTCGAACTGGCTCTCAAGGATGTCCCCGAAGGCGTGCCCTACGAGATCGTCGATGTTGACGCCATCCCCAGCGACCGCTACTTCCGCAATGCGTGGGTGATGGGCGACTGCTGCGTGGAGCACGACCTCGATAAGTGCAAAGAGATTGGCCACGACCATCGCCGCCAACAACGCGCTGAGGAGTTCAAGCCCTACGACGACGTGATCGCCAAGCAGATCCCTGGTGCTGATGCAGTTGCAGCGGAAGAAACCCGCCAGCAGATCCGCGATAAGTACGCCCTAATCCAAGACGTGATTGAAGGCGCGTCTACCCCTGACGAAATCAAGACCGCCCTGGAGGTGACCCCATGACACTCAGACTGAACGGCAGCACATCTGGCTACACCGAGATCGACGCTCCGGCGGTGGCTGGGTCGAACACCATCGTCCTGCCCAGTGGCAACGGCAGCGCCAACCAACTCCTTAAGAACGGATCCACCGCTGGCACGCTCGGCTGGTCGAGCATGGTGGAGACTGCGACTGGCGTGGGGATTGGCACAAGCTCGCCCAGTAGTTTGCTCCATCTGGAGGCATCCGATGGTGTTGCTCAAATCCGCCTGCAAAGATCTGGCACAAACATCTATGGAATTATCAGGCAGACATCTGCTCCATACGGCTTAACCTACGACGCCGTTGATGTTAATACCAGTTCACCGGCACATGCATTTAGGACGTCTGTTGATGGCTCCACTTTTACGGAGCGGACGAGGATTCGGGGTGATGGGTACTTGCTGCATGGCTGCACTTCTACGCCTAGCAGCTCAGTTGTAGGGTTTTCTTTAAGTCCCAGCGTCACTTCGGTTGATTCGCATAAATCCAGTTCTGGGTCGACAACAACTTCCGTTCAGCATTTTGCGTTTATTAATGGCAACGGCACTGTCGGTGAAATCAGAACCAATGGCAGCGGCACGTCTTTTGGTACATCTTCCGATTACCGATTGAAGGAAAATGTTGTTGCCATTTCGGATGCTTTTGATCGCGTTAAACAACTAAAGCCAAGTCGTTTTAACTTCAAGGCAGATCCCAGTGTCGTTGTTGATGGCTTCCTTGCTCATGAGGTGCAATCACTGGTTCCTGAGGCAATTGCTGGCGAAAAGGATGCCGTAGACCACGATGGCAGCCCGATTTACCAAAGCATCGATCAGTCCAAGCTGGTGCCTCTACTCGCTGCTGCACTGAAGGAGGCAATCACCAAGATCGAAGCCCTCGAAACCCGCATCGCCGCCCTGGAGGTGACCCCATGAGCACAGTTAACACAACCAACCTCAAGAACCCCAGCTCCGGCAGCAACAACATTGAGATGGCAGCCAACGGTTCTACCACCTTTCAAGGAACCATTGTTGGTACTGAACGTACTATTACTGCTGTTGCTTTTGACCTGAGCACTGGTAATAACTGGACGTGTGGAAATATCGCAATTCCCAACCCAACTAATGCTGTTGCTGGAACCAGTGGTCTTATTCGTATTACTGCTGGCCCTACCAGCTGGGCGTCTAACTTCAAACATTCTGGTGGGTCTGCCCCTACCATTGGTAGTTATCCAGCGATTGTTCCGTTTTACGTCGTTTCTAGTAGCCAGATTCTTGTTGGGAAACCAGTGGAAGGCATGGCATGAATCCAGCACAATTTTGGTTTCAAAGTGGTGGCTACCAGATTTCGCGCAGCCTGCGGTTCAATCGGGCAGACACGGCGTATCTCAACTGGACACCAGCACCTGGCGGTGGCGTTACAAAGTGCGCGGTCTCGATGTGGGTCAAAAGAAGCGGCCTTGGCACAATCCAAGCGTTTTTTCAAGGACGGCAAGATGCAAGCAATCAGCAATACATAGGATTTACGTCGGGCAACAACATTGAAATTGGCTTAGTTGCCGCTGGTTCTACAACAGTAAACAAGATTACTTCAGCCGTTTATAGAGACACATCCGCTTGGTATCACATCTTTTTCTATCAAGACAACACTTTGGCCACCGCTGAAGACAGGTATCAGCTTTATGTCAACGGTGTGCGGGTAACCGCTTGGGGAACAAATACAAATACCGCACCGCAAAGCACTTCGACTTTCTACGGCTCCAATAACATCCACTACATCGGAGCCTATGGCGCTGGAAATACCTTTGATGGTTACATAACTGAATCTCACTTTATCTATCAACCAGCTACCGTCCCAACGGTTTCGGACTTTGGCGAGACCGATACCATCACCAACGTCTGGAAGCCGAAGAAGTATGCCGGCACCTACGGCACCAACGGCTTCTACCTCAACTTCTCGGACAACAGCGGCATCACCAGCACCACGCTGGGCAAGGACAGCAGCGGCAACGGCAACAACTGGACGCCCAACAACTTTAGCGTGACCGCTGGCGCAGGCAACGACAGCCTGATCGACACCCCAACGCCCTACGCCGATGGCGGCAATAACAGGGGGAACTACTGCACTTGGCTGCCGCAGCAAGGCTCTCAGACATGGACGTTTAGCAACGGCAATTTGGACGCGGTTAATGGAAACGCCGGCTCTAATGCCTACTCCTGCGTTGGGACAATCGCAGTTTCATCAGGCAAGTGGTACTGGGAAATCACGGTCAACGATGCCGGTGGTACGACGTTGCGCGTGCCCGGTGTGGGCATCATGGGATCCGAAAGAAATATTCTCAGCACTGCTGCATCAGTTCGGCCAGATGTTTATCTGAGCGGCAATGGGACGATTGATAACAGCTCTGGATCTGCTCTGCAAAGTGGCTTCAGCAACATGGCCGCCGGAGACATCGTTGGCGTCGCTTTAGACGCCGGTGCGAAAACAGTTCAGTTCTACCGCAACGGTTCTGCTGTTGGTACGGCACAAAGTTACTCACCTGCTACCGTCACCCCGTCGTTTTACTCGTACAACACCTACGACTGCAACGCCAACTTCGGCCAACGCCCCTTTGCGTACACCCCGCCGTCGGGCTTCGTGGCGCTGAACACGCAGAACCTGCCCGAGCCGTCGATTAAGAAGCCGAGCAGCTACTTCGACGCCACGACTTATACCGGCAACGGAGCAACCCCCCAGAACATCGTTAATGCTTCTGGTTTTCAACCAGATCTAGTCTGGACAAAATCAAGAAGTAATGCAGTTGATCATTTTCTTGCCGATTCCGTCCGTGGAGCAAACAACATCCTTCGCTCTAACCTGGCGGATGCAGAAGCGGTTGGAACTGGCGGCATTTCTGCATTTAACAGCAATGGTTTTAGTGTTAATGGGAACCAGAACACCAACACTTATACCTACGTTGGCTGGCAGTGGAAAGAAAGCGCCACGCCGGGGTTTGACATTGTGACCTATACGGGGACGGGTAGCAATCAAACCATTAGCCACTCTCTTGGTGTTACGCCAGCAATGTATATTACAAAACGACGTAATGCTACTAACAGTTGGATTGTTTACCACCAAAGCCTAGGCAACAACATTCTGGTACTAGAGAGTACAAGTGCTGTAATTGCAAATAGTGCATTTTTCAGTTCATATCCAAATAGCAGCAGTTTTTATCCTGCAACTGATGCAACCGTAAACGCCAGTGGCGGGACTTACGCTACCTACCTGTGGTCCGAAGTCGCGGGCTTCAGCAAGTTCGGCAGCTACACAGGCAACGGGTCCAGCGATGGTCCGTTTGTGTTCTGCGGGTTTAGACCGAGGTGGGTGATGATTAAACGTACTGACAGCACCCAGAACTGGCCTATCGTGGACTCGTCTAGAGATTCTTACAATATTGCAAACCGCAGGCTATTTGCAAACCTTAGCGATGCGGAAGATCAGGGTATTTCAAACTATCTGGATTTACTTTCCAATGGTTTTAAGTGCCGCGATTCAAACGTTTCCTACAACGCTTCCGGCGGCACTTATGTGTTCGCCGCATTTAGCGAGTCTGCCTTTAAGTATTCCCTCGCCCGCTGACCTATGACCTTTCTACTTAACGGAAAAGTACTACCGGTTGATGTTCCCTTCACTGACCCACGTGGTTATCAGTACCCAGCCGATTGGCTGAGATTGACTACATTGGAAGAAAAGGAAGCAATCGGCATTATTGAAATCCCAGACTATCTACCTAACGAGTAAACTAATGCTTACCATTCTTGGCCTTAAGGTCTCCTATGAGACCCTGCTTTTCCTTGGCCTGTTCGTTGCCTCCGAAGTAATTGGCAACAGCAAACTGAAATCGAATAGCGTTGTCCAAATCATCCTTGCTGGTATCAACGCCCTGAAGCCTCTGCGTAAAGAGGACGATAAACTCCAACAACTTAAGGATACCTTCAAATGAGTATCCGGCTGACTGACGTAGCCAAGTACTACAAAGGTCTGCCCAATCAAATCAAAGCCCTCCAAGCCCTTGAGAAACTCTTGGGTAAGGAGGGTCTTTCTGATTCTCAGGAGTGGGTTCAACTGTGGAGGCTTCCTCCCGCTGAACCTCCCAAGCAGCAGTTTAGTAATACATGGGATGGCATCGAAGCTGCTGCTGCTGCAGCTGGTGCCAAGTTTCCTGAAGTTGTGGCAGCCCAATGGGCACTTGAGTCTGCGTATGGCACCGCCCTGAGCGGTAAGAACAACTTCTTTGGCATCAAAGGTCCAGGCACGGTTAAGACCACCTGGGAAGACTACGGCAACGGTCCAGTGACAATAAAGGCTGCGTTTATGGACTTTGCAACTCCATTTGACTGCGTAAATCATCTTGTTACTCAATGGTACAAGGATTACAAAGGCTACAAAGGAGTGAATCGTGCAACCAGTCGTGAAGACTGTGCGTATCTACTAAAGCGTGAAGGTTACGCCACCGATCCTGTTTATCCTCAAAAGCTTATTCGTTTGATGGAGCAGAATGATTGAGGCAATCATCACAGGAGTTTTCTCTCTCATTATTGGCGTTGGAGGAGGAGTTGCTGCTCTCAATGGCCGTTCATCCGCACGTATGGATGTAATTGATAAGCGCATTGATGGGCTTGAACTTCGCATTGCGGAGAAATACGTCCCACGTCAAGAACTGACTGCTGCTCTTCAAAAGATGGAAGACCACATGATCAGGATCGAAAACAAACTAGATCAAATTGCATTGCGTCATGGCTAATAAAAAGAAAGCCTCGGAGGACATGTTTAACGAGCTTCATAACCTCGTAACAACTGAGTTCCTCCAACGCATTAAATCCGGTGAAGCCAGCACACAAGACCTTAAAGCCGCGTGTGACTGGTTAGCTAAAAATGACATCAGCGGGGTTGCTTATGACGGCAATCCCCTTGATAAACTGGCGTCTGTGATGCCTAAAGTAGACCCTGAAATGGTGCAGCGGAGGCTCTATGGCTCAAAGCACATCTGAGTACTACAAA